CTGAAACTGTGGATCGAGGCGGCGGGTCTGGCTCGCATAAACCGAATCCTCAAACCGTTGACGGTCAAAGTCTGGCGCGTTGAAGCCTTGCAGGTCGGGCAGGCCTTCGGTGTTTAGGCCCTGTCCAAGAGCTTGATTCACACGGCCAATCTGCTGGCCTGCCGTGTCCAATGCGCTGCCGTAAACGCCGGTTGAGCGTTCGTAATTCTGCTGTTCAAGAGGGCTAAGTGCCGTCTCTTGGCGATAGCCACCAGGCGCAGACGCGTCAGCAATATAACGCACGGTCCCTTGTGGGCCGCTGGTCGAGATCATGTTTAATCTCTGCTGCTCCCGCGCGGTCGCCGTATTGGCGGCCCCCTGAGCATTAGCAAGCTGGACCGGGTCCGGAGCAGCGGGAGGACGAGGCTTACTCATTTGACGGACGCCGTGTGTGTTGATACGGTAAGTCTATGGACCATATGAACCGATTTATGCGCCACGTTCACCATGACGCGATGAGCGGATGTTGGCTGTGGGCGGCAGGCATAAACCATGCTGGGTACGGCGTTTTCATGCAGTCCCGCAGCGACGGAACCATCCTTGCCCATCGCTTTTCTTACCGTGAGCATAAAGGACCGATTGGCGCGCTTCATGTACTGCACAAGTGCGACACTCCCGCCTGCGTGAATCCTGATCACTTGTGGCTTGGAACGCCCGCTAACAATGCTGCGGACAAAATCGCTAAGGGCCGCTTGCGCGCTGGCGCTAAAGACCGTCACCGGCTGTCCAAAGTGACGCGCGAAATGTCCGCTGACTTTATCCGCCGCCGTGCAAATGGTGAGAAGGTGAAGGACATTGCCAAAGCCGAAGGGCTTTGCGTTCAAACGGTCAGCGACCTTCTCAACGGGCGACATTGGACGGTTCGCGCCGAAACCGATGCTCTCGCCACTCACTCGCCAGAAGCCCAGAAATGATGCAATCGTCGTCGCCATAGCCCGCCCTGATAGTCCCCTCGTGTTTGAACCCAAACTTTTGGAGGAACTGGCGAGCCTTACGCAGCTTCTTCGGCGTGAGACTGGTGATCCGGTTGCAATCGAGTTGATCGAATGCGTAGCTAAGTATGCCCGTCACGAGGTTAGGCGTCAACCAGTTCGCCCGTGTAGCGGCAAAACTGACCTCTATGTTGCGGTATTGGGGCTGATAGGCGTTAAAAACCACGCCACCAATGAGATTGTCATGCTTATCGACCACCCCGATAGCTTCGCACGGCCCCCAGTCCAGACCATGCCCAATCTGATCCGCTACCCATTGAGCGACTAACGGGGAAAACGGGCCGGAAACCAGCCTCAAAGTTGCCCGCCCGTTTGGTTCTCGTACTTCAGATTAAACGCGATAATCTCACAAGGCGCGTTCGTGTTCCGAGCCGCTTGCATGGAAATGATGCCGTCTGCCTCATAGGCAAGCGACGTGTCATCATCCACGCCAAGGTCAATGTCCACAACAGGCAACGGCCCCACCCTCATGCGAACCGCACCGCAATAACCAATACCTGTAACGCTTGTCCAACTATCCCGCGTTTCAACGGTGTTTGCCCACGTTGCCACGTCCCACAATCCGGTGTTCCATCGACCGCCCGTGGTCCTAATCGTCGTAGGGACTGCCGTTGGAATCTTCTCTCTGAAATCCGTGACGATTTCGACTGCTGGTGCCAGGTCCGCGCCAACCCGCAACACAGGCTGAAGCATCTCAAACTTTTTCAGACTGCCGCGCGATCCAAAATAGTTAAAGGCCGTCTTAATGTCCCCGACAATGCCGGTCGTATTGTCGGCATATCCGGTGTCCCAGAGACAAACCGAATCAGCCGCGCCGAAATACATTTGATCGTTAGCCACGGCCCAGCAGAACGCATTGATGCCCGTAAACCGGCACCATGCGCCAGTCTGGACGTTCTGCACATATTGCTCCGACCGCGTTAAATCGGCAGTCGGGACGTTGAAAATCGCCAGAGTTCCCCTTGGATAAAGCGCCCCTTCCCATCCGAAGTTGCCGCGATAGCGGTTGGTCGCTTGCTGAAAAGCGTTCTGGATTTTCTGCGTCAGCGCCACAAGGTTCTCTTGAGCGCGGTCTAGTTTCAGGGCCTGCGAAAGCGGCACTACGCCGTCAGTCGTCAGCACAACCAGGTCAGAACCATACTTGATAAGCGACCGGCGCGAGAGTGGCAGACCAAGGTCATAGACACCGACCAATGCCCAGTTAGCCGCGTCCGAAGGGTCGAGGCCCTGATACACGGCCACCTGACCCTGCGTCGTCACCCACACTGCTAGATCATCGGCACCGGAACCGCCGTCCAGCGTCCAAGTGGCTTGGCAGAGAATCGAGCCGCCTTTGTCGAAAATAGGCCCAAGGTCGAGAAGGTTAGCTTCCCCTTGAATAGCAAACGGCTCAAGAAACCACGTCCGCAGGCTGTTTTCCTGCACAAAGAACAGCCGCCCCTTATGATCCATCACGTCAATCAACGTGCGAGGGTCGAGGGTAATCACCCCGGCTGACCCTGTGATGACCGTAGAGGCAAACGCGGACCCGTCGTAATAGATCGGATCAACTGACCCGTTGGCTGCAATCAGGAATGTCCCCGCGTCATTGGCAAAGTTGATCCATTGCCAGCGAGCGTTGCCAGCGCCAGAGAACACCTCAACCGGCGCGTCATTTTGATTGCTTACGTCGTAGATCGAGCCGCCCGACGCTGCAAAAATGTCGTCCGCAACCGATGCCGTGCCACCGCGCCAGACCAAGATTGATTCAGTCGGCAGGGGCAGGCCTTCTTGCCACGGCACATAGCCCTTACGCAGTTCGACATAACCGGCGCGAGGAATGAAATTGTCGAGAATGACCGCGTTTTCCGCAGGCATATTGGCCAACGGGGACTGTGCATCCCATCCTCCAACAGGAGCGGGAACGGCGCGTCCGATAGACACCCGCTGTTGAGATAGAGCCCGCAAAGGCTGGCGACCATATCGCTGTGCGGCTTGTCTCATAGCGCGACCCATGCTCCCGAACGGTTCTGATAGCCCTGCGAGCCAATATAGAACAACCGCCCGTCTGGGCTGTCCGCAGCGTCTGGCAACGTCGAACCATAGCCCGGCCCATACACCGAAAGCAGCGCGTTGATCTTCTTGCGCTGCGTCTCTTGGTTCTTGGTGTCGGAGATGGTCAGGGCGAGAATCATGCCGTGCCCCGACGCGGCTGGACCGACCAGGATTCTTCCGCAGCCAACCGAGCCGCTTTAGCTTCCTCTATCGTTTTGAAACGGCCTAGATGCTTCATCTTGCCGTCGGCCTTTATGAAAGCCAACCACTTGTCACGCGCACGGTCGTAATGAACGCCCTTAAAGCCAGACGTATTGTCTTTCCGGTCTTTCTGGTTGCGGCTGTTATCCGAAGCCGACAGCAGGCGTAGGTTTTCGCGGCGGTTATCAAGAGGATTGCCGTTGACGTGATCGACTTGCATAGCCTTGTTGGACAAATCCATGCCCATGCGCTCGGCAATCGTTCGGCTTAAGGAAACGCATTTCCCGCGCACCCCCTTAACCATCGGTTCTTCGCGGTAGGCATACGGCCCCCATTTGAGGCAAGACGTGCGCCACTTATAGCAAGCAAGGTCAGCATCCTGATCGTCGATCAGGGTTTTGTAACCGGCGTTCATTTCAACGTAGATCATCCGGGGAAATTTCCCTCCATGATGTTCGTGGCCCAGCCGTAGTAACCACCGCCCGCCGTGTCGATTACGCCATTCCCACCATCGCGGGCCATGCGTTGATTGCGTTCGGATTGGTAGGTTTTGAAGTCCTCCGCATAATCCAGCCCCTTGGACTTTAGGAAGCGCCAACGCAGGCCAAGCGGGAAAAGCTTGTCGTCAAGATACGTCTCGTCCGTGTCAGCCAGAAACTCAGCCTGCGGCACACCCGCATCGGACTTTGCCCAATATTTCGTGACGTACTCGTATGCGATTTCCTGACCAGCCGGAGGCGTCGGGGTCACGAGGAACTGCCCGTCACGCTCCACAAACGCCAGAAACACGCGGTTGAGTTGGGGCTGCGCTTGGATAGCCTGCCACTCTTGCGGAGTGATCGGCCCGTAAATCATCCGCATGGTCGTGCGGTTGAAGAACGAGTTGGCAATGAAATGATCAAAGCCTGCCGGAATGGCGCTGGATTGGACCGCGCTTGCCACCGTATTGAACAAGTGCTGACGGCGCATGATTTGCCAATCATACGTCCCCGCTAGTTCGTCCCCCTCCTCATTGGCCAGCGCGTAAAGTTGCTGGACCTGAGTGTCAGTCGAGTTGACGACTTCGGTAGGAACCGGAATCGAAAGCAGGCGGCAAGCCCGCTGGACGATCTGCAAAAGGTTCACGGCTTAGACCTTCTTCGGGCGTCCGCGCTTGGGGAGCGGAGGGGTTTCTACGGGTTCGGCAGCCCCTCCAGGCTCTCCATTGTCGTCATGGTCGAAAGCCTCAACCGGCGCATAGTTGAAGGCTTCCTTCAGGTACATATCATATTCCGCGCCGTGCGCCCTCTTGTCCGCTTCGGTCGCAACACGCGGGCCGATGACGGACGACGAATCCGCCTGATAGCGGAACATGAGGAACTTGCCGTCCTTAAAGAACGTCGCTCCGGGCTTATACATCACGTCTCGTTCCAGACCGCTCATGCTGGTTCCTTCTCTGCTTTAGCCTCAAGTGCGAGGGCCAACTTTTCCTCAAGCTCCCGAATGCGCTGACTCATTTCCGCAAACGGCTTCTCTGCGTCTGTTTGCTCGATAAACCGTTGAGCCTTCGCGCGCAAAGCCTGCCCGCCCATCGGAACACACTTGGCAAGCTGACTGTCCGACAGACCGGCCAGAGCCTCCACGGTGCGGATATGGACGCTGTTAAGCTCAATGACCTGACTACGCCCCACGCCCGCCCATTCCTCAAGCGGAGTGCCGCTTTCCGGGGCTTCCATGTTTGCCTTAAACGCAGCGTACTTAGTCGGCCACCGTTCGCGGTGTTCGTCCTTCACGGCCACGTCAACGATGTTCTTGTTATCGCCCGGCACGATCAGTTCAACGTACTCCACGTCGTTCCACACCTCGCGCCCTTCCTTTTCGGAGAGGAAGTTGTTTCGAACGGGCTTGATATGGAAACGCGGGATAATCCGGTCCCGTCCGTCTGGCGCTACATAATCCATCTATGTCCTCCGATACACAGTGTCATTTCCAATCCGCATCACGCGAGAATAACCGGGCAGACCGGCTTTCGGGCCAAGTCCCTTTTCCTCAAGGACTATGATAGGCGAAAATTTCTCGATTGTCGCTAGTGCGCCCTTAATGGCGTCAGCCTCGGCCCCTTCAATGTCCAGCCATATCAAATCGCACTGGTCGAGGTTTAGGCTGTCTATGGTTTGCACGGGAACAACCGTTCCCGGCAGCGTCTTGTGTGAACCACAGTTGTCCGTGTCGATCCGATGCACACCGCACCAACCAGGCTCCGACCCTAGCGCCGCAAAATACACCCGGGCTTGGTCATGAGCGACGTTCTTGTGCAGGCATTCGAAATTGTCTTCATCCGGCTCAAACGTGATGACTTCCCCAAACACCTTTGACAGCGCCAGCGGATACACTCCGACATTGCCACCAGCTTGAACACAAACCCGCTTTTCCGTCACCAACGGCAGAACGAGAGGCATGGCGGCGGCACATTCGTCCATCACTACGGCACGGCATCGAACGTCAAAA